TAGAAAGAGCAAACGCAGCGAACTTTGCCTCTAACGGTTTGCCTGTCGGAGGTTGGTCTCCGCTTAAACCTCGCTACGCGGCTTGGAAAGCAACAAGATTTCCCGGTGCACCAACTTTGGTAATGTCTGGGAAACTATTTCGTGAATTACGTTCTCTTGATGGTCCTGCCAACAGTATCGGTATGAAGAAGGCAACTTTTGGTACCAATGTTGAATATGCGAAGTTCCATCAATATGGAACGACGAATATGGCAAAACGACAAATTGTTTTTGAGCCAACTGGTTTTGGCGAAAGGCTCGCGATAATCGCGGCTGATTATGTTTCTGATGGAAGAGTGCGATAAATGACTACACCTGTAACAGATTTGATGCACGGAGCCCAATGGGCTAAGTACTATGTCAATAATTATTTGATTAGCGATTTGCCAAATAGGATGAATCGCTATCGTTCGGGCTGGAATCTTGACTCAAATGAGTTACCAACACCTGAATTCTTTTTAACCTATGAACCGATTGCTCTTGACCACTGGCCGTCAATTATCACAGTCTGTTTATCCACATCCCCATTTGAGCGAATGATGCAGGGTCGGCAGGGAGATCCGATATATCGGGTTACCTACAGCATGCGTACATATATTTGGACAAAGACAGAAGGTTCCGAAGCCGTTACTTTAATGCGAGATAGGTTGACAACCGTTGTTCGGTCAGCATTGATGGATAAACCCTGTTTAACACGGTATGACAGTTCTTTTGACGCTGAGGTAATGGTTGAGGAATCATCTATTCGTGAAGAATTTTCTGATTTAACCCTAATAAAAGGTGACCGCGTATTAGCGGGAGCATATTTAGGCTATGATTTAATATTGAACGAAGTAATCTACCGAGATCAAATTGCGGCGATAACTGGTTATGACATTGAAAGTTATAACATGCGAAACACACAGGAAGAGTACTAATGGAACCAAGTTACGAAAAAGTAGGTTTTAAGGGCGGTTTGAGGGTTTGGAATACAACCATCGGCTACCTTGATGTATCGGAAGAAGGACATCTACTTGAAGGTCAAACCACTGCTTGGGTTGAAGAAACCGCTGAAGTTATTGCCCTTATTGAACAAGGTTTGCTAGTAGTCGTTGAAGGGCAAGTAAGTGGGGGCATACAGTCTGCTTCTGCTGAAACTCCAAAAAAAAAGAAATCTTCACCAGTAGCGGAAGAATCGTCCAACGGTTCGGAAACCGAAAGTCAAGTTGCTGTGGACGATAATAAAAAAGAAGTACAAGAATCAGCCCAATCAAATAATGATGTTTCTGTTGAGACAGTTTAAGTAATGTATACTCGTTTTACGGAAATTTCTTCAACTCAAATGGAGGGTGCTAGATGCCCGGCGTAACAATTTCAACAGCAGTTCGTACAGGCGCGGTCAACGTAGGTACTGCTCCCGCAGCAACCTTCTTCCTTTTGGGAACAGCCGAAAGGGGAATCGGCTCAACAGCCGTTTCCGTTACTTCGCTTGAAGATTTTCAAACAAAATTTGGTAGCCATGTAACTGGCTCATACTCTTGGTATTCAATGAAGACCTTCTTTGAAGAAGGTGGAGTTCAGGCATACTTCGTAAAAGTTAATGCCTCTGCTGGTGTCGCTGGGACTAAAGCCCTTGTAACCGCGACTGGAGACGGTCCTGGTGTTACTTTTACTGCGGTCAGCAAAGGCATTTGGGGTAACTCGCTCGCATTTGTTGTAACGAACAACACAACCACTTATGATGTCACGATTACCTACTCTGGTGAAATCATTTTCAGTGGCACGGGCTACACCGATTTGACAGGGTTGGTTGATGCAGTGAACGCTGATACAACTCTCGTGAACTATGTGACCTGTGCATTAACAGCGTCCGCTGTTTCTACGCACCTCCTAAAGACTGCTTCTTCTTCAAGCCCTTCTAACGGCGACAACGGAACTGTAGCGAAATCAGATTTCATTACCGCAATTGCACTGTTCACCGAAGATCTCGGTTCAGGCGCTGTAGCGGCACCGGGAATCGCAACAGGATCATCGGACTCGGCACTCTACGATGCACTTCGCACTCATGCCGCGACTTTTAACCGTATTGCTTTGTGTGGTTTTGCTTCTAGCAACACGCTTGCTCAAGCCCGTTCGGCTTCTGCTGGCTACACAGGAACCCTTTATCACGAACACATGGCTTTCTACCATCCTTGGGTGCAAATCCCTAACGGTTCGGTAACTGTAAGCATTCCACCAGAAGCATATGTAGCCGCTGTTCGTTCACGCACACATAACGCCGCTGGTCCATGGAGGGCTTATGCGGGTGTTGCATCTGAGGCAAACTTCGTTACGGGAATTGCATTGCCAGTGAGCCGAGGCGAAGCAGACCTGATGGATGCGTCGTATGTGAACCCACTGCGCCTTGTTAACGGTCGTGTTCGTATCTACGGAGCCCGTTCACACTCAACGGTGACAGCACAGTGGCGTTTCATCACTGCTCGCGACACAATCAACTACATTTCAACTGAAGCCAACAAGCGTCTTGAGGATCTTGTTTTCTCAACGATTGATGGACGAAGCACGCTTTTTGCAAACATCATCAACGCAATCCAGTCAGTTGTTGAACCAATCCGCATCAACGGTGGTTTCTACGAAGGATTTGCTACAGACGGTCGCCGTATTGACTACGGTTACACAATCAAGTGTGATGCTTCGTTGAACCCACTGACGCAACTTGAAGAAGGAACGGTCAAAGCACGACTTGGCGTTCGTGTCGCAAGCATCGGTGACAAAATTGAAGTTGATCTCATCAAGTCAAATCTAACAACTGCTTTGGCATAACGGAGGAATAAATGGCTCGTCCACAACTGTTCAAGAATCTTGCTACACAACGCCAAATTGTTGGCAAGATCACGCCATCGCAAGGTACCGTTGGTTTGCCGACTTTCCCTGACTACTTCACGCAGATCGCTGGTGGAGAAATCACGGCATCGGTTGAAAAGGTCTACCATGGCGGAGATTTGTTCTCTGAGACGCTTTGTGCTCCAATGGAAATTGGTGACATCACTGTAACTGGTTATGTTTCAACTGATACTGCGTTCATGCAAAAGATTCAGGCTTTGCGTCCGGTTGTTGGTCGCGTTCGCTACGACATTGATGTCCATGTTTTTGACTGTGATATTGCTGTTCCGGGTGCTGACCGTCAGTACACTAGCGCTCTTCTCGTTGGCTTGACCGAGCCAGACGGCGATGCAACTTCGGGTACTCCAGCGACTTTCACGCTCACATTCAGCGTTGCTACTGTTTCTGTAGGAAACTCACCACAATAACCATCTCCTCTATTTGAGGGTTGCATTTTGATGGGCGAAGGCGTGTTAGTGTTTCGCCTATGACCAACATTCAGTTCAATTCAGAAGATAGTTCAGACTTCCCTGCATCAACTGCACCGATGTCTCGCCGTGTAGATAACAATACTGCCGAACCAGACAATGTTTTGGACAGTTTGAAGAAAGTCATTCAAGACAAGGTTCGCCGTAGCGATGTCTATATCCCGATTCCAGAGCGACCCGGTGTCATGATTCGTGTTTCACCGAACATCACCCAATCGCAACTTAAGTCTTGGCGTCGTAACGCTGGTGAAGAACGCAAGGGTGGAATGGACACTTTGAAGTTTTCAACAAACCTCATTGCCGCCACCACTACGGGAATTTTGCTTAACGAAGTTGTTGCCACAGATGACAACGGTGTGGAAGTAACTTTTGCTTCACCTGAGATCATGGCTATGACTAACACTTCGCGCCCACATCCTGATTGCGTTTTGGCTTTCTTCGGTTTGGAACCCCATGTTGAAGCAGCGGCTGTTGCAATTATTGAGGCTGCGGGTTATGGAGACAATGTGGATGCAGTGGACCCTATGAAGAGGTCTTCCGAGATTTAACGGACGATTTCCGCGTTGTTTTAGCGGCAAGGCTTGGAGACCTCTTCAAAACAGATCCGATTGAACTTCTAAACAGTGATACCGAAGAATGGATCATTCGTCTAGCATGTGCTAAAGTTATACAACAGGATAGAGAAAAACAGGAAGCAGAAGCACGACGTAATAATCG